TCACACAGCGCTAGGGAGTATTTGCCAGAGGCATAGCCGCCCATGGTCAGTAACTCTGCACATCCGGCGTCAAGAACACACTGGCACGATCACGGTCCTCAGCAGCAGCGCGGAAGAACTCCTCTTCGTAGAAATTCTTCAGCGTGCCGATGCGCTCAGGCGCACGCTTAATCGCGATGTAGTAGGCAAGCCCCGCAATGAGGGCAGGCAGGAAACGGAAAGAGATATCCGCTGTGTTGGTTGCCGCACCAACATCCTGTATACGACGGATGCCGTAGTACCTAAAGGTATATGTCTGTGCAGTATCCGGGGCAGGGTAAATAAAAAGCTCAGTAGGCACCGTGCGCTGCACATAAAACTGCGCGGGAGTTCCCGTTTGCAGTTTATTGGGCATGTGCAAGTACTCGTTCTGGCTAATCCGATCAAGCGTAATGTCTTGCTGATTGGTGCCCGATCCTGTGCGTAAAACAGCAGACAAAACGTCCACCGTATCGCTGGGTAGCGAATACTGTGGGTCACCTGCTGTTAGCACCTGCTGTCGTTGCTCAATCGTCCAAAGATTCAGTCCTCGGTTGGCCCATTCGGCAAACATCAAGTTCAGGGAACGACTCGCGGTGCGAATGTCGTACCCTGTGCGTACCTCCAGACCACATCGCTCGAAGGCTTCTTCGATGATGTCGTCAAACTGGAGGTTGAATGTCGCTGTGCCGGAGGTCGCCATCGTTTAGTCGCAAGCTGCTCCGCCCATGCGCATCTTTTTCACGCCTTTCATGGCCATGCGCTTGTGCTGGTTGACCGCGCCACCGTTCTTCATCATCACGGGACCGGTCTTGTCACTAGTCTTAGAGATCATTTTGTTCCTGGGGCCGCTCTCTACAGCGCCACCGCCGCGCGTTGCGCAGCCCATTCCACGTCCAGCCATGATTATTTCCCCTTCTTCATTTTGGTAGCCATGCCACCCTTTTTCATACCATGCTTAGCCCCAGGCATCATGCTGCCATCGGGCATTTTATGCATAGCACGACCCTTTGTGTCGGCTGTTTTGCGCTTCATGGCACGGCCTTCTTTATCAGCCATGCCTCCTTTTGCGTAAGCTTTCATCATGATCAATCCCCTTGTCGGTTAACGAAACTGCGCGGTTTTTGCCGCGATTGCCTTAGGTTGCTTTACAAACTGCTTACCTGCCTTCTTCCCCGCGCGTTTCGCCCGCGTGGTTGCTGCATATTCTGCCGGAGTCAGCGATTTAATGGCAGCTTCAGGAAGATAGCGCTCGCCCGTCTTGCTCGACGGCTTTCCGCTTTTGGTGCGCCATTTTTGGTCGCCCCATTCCTTTAGCGATCGCTGCGGCGCTTTCAATTCTTGTACCCTCCGCCCGCTTCTTTATACTTTTTAGCGACTAATTGTGCCTTCCTCGCGGACCACTGTCCTGCGCCTGTGCCATGTGTCGCAGCAGCCTTGACCTGGGCCACGATCTTTTTGCGAAGACTAGGCTTGGTGTAATTACCAGCAGCATTAACCTTCGACTTAGTAGCCATCGCTATCTTCCTTTTTCCGCGAGGGCATCAATTTTTGCTTCAAGCCGTTCAAAGCCTGAATCAAACCGTTCCATAATTCTTTCAAGGTCCGCACGAACCTCTGCACGAGTGATGTGATCACGAGCGATTTCCTCCCTCGTTCTATTAAGCAGAATTTGAATGCGTTTCTGCTCATCGTGGTTCATTTTAATCATGAACATCACCAAAGCCACAAAGAAAGACGTGACCAGATTCCAAACAATAACACCGGTGTCCATCTAACACTTCCATCGTCTTCGAGCTTGTCTGATTCGGCTGTTTGGATCCTTGGCCGCTTCCGGGTACATCTTCATCTGACCTGCCGACCGCGCGCAAAAAGACTTTCTGCGTGCAGCGTCCTTGGGGCCTGGGTTGTCTGAGGTGACGGCGGTCTTAAGCTTACTGCCAGGGTTCGCCTTGCGGTAAGCTTCAACACCCTTTTTCGTCATCCCGGCACCTTGCTTAGTCGGCCTAAAGTTTCCACTCTTGACCGACGTCGCAATGCCCATGCCCTTGGACTTAGCCATTACGCTGCTGCTCCACCTTCAAATAAGAAGGTTGCCGAAGTAATCTCAGCGGAACTGAACGTCGCATGAACGCCGTCTTCAAACAAGATGCCCATGTCAGGGATGATTAAATCCTGAGACCCGGCGGAAGCAGGCGAAGTCATGGTCAACTTGACCGTGCCTCCTGATCCGCCGCTGCGTAGCGTCAGCGTCGCAGGCGTCGCGGTGTGCGTAAAGTACAAACCGATAAGACGCGTGCGCCCGTTGATCGCCGTCGCAGTCGTGGTCTTTTGGACCGACTGGATATTACTGAAGCTCATGTGAGCCTCCTATTAGACTAGGTCGCGGGCCTGGAGATAAAGGACCGTCACTGTCGCAGCACCTGCGGCACCGTTACCGTTCTGGGCGGTGAAGTCAGCAAGTACCTGGATGTCCGTGGTTCCAACGTCAGTGGCTTCTGTGTCCAGCGTGCCGCGCGTCGTACCAGCACTCTTGACACTGGTGCTGGGGATGAAAGCGTCTGCATCGGCAGAGGTTCCCACAACAACAGTTGCAGTCCCTGTATCGTCGTTTGCAGTCGTGACGTTAAGGATGACGTCGATAATCTGCGAACCAGCAGGAATCGTAGCGACAACTTGGTCGGCAGCGGAAGCGCCGATAATGTCAATAACAGCCGATTGACCCATTACCACGAAACCGACATTTGCAACATTGGTGCCGACTGTCGTACCGGTGGTTTGGGAAATAGTACCGGCTTTAACTGGGCCGGAAAAAGTGGTCTGGGCCATGAGTTCCTCACATGCGATATCGGTACATCAGTCTGCATGTCGTCAGCCGGGACTGTCTGATGCACCGGGCTAACCCCGGAATAAACCTAGTATAAATAAAAAAGGGGGTTTTGTAACCCCCTTTTCTTGGTGCCGTTTAGGCTCCAGGCGAACCGAACATGCCTCGCGGATCCGAGAATCCAAACGAGTAACGCTCGCGAGCTTTGTACTTGACGTTGCCCGTATCGAAGTCGCCTTCGAAACCGGTACGCATTGCAACACGCTCGAACATCTTCATGCCGTTGGGTGCATCGGTCTTCACGAACCATGCATCGGGATCGGTCAAGAAGTGGTTCACGGTATAGCCTTGAGGAACCATGCCCATGTTCTTGATCGCATTGATGTCGTTATCTGCTGTACCAACACGCAGCGTCGACTTCATGATGCGGTCTGCCGTAAACATGAGTTCTTTCGGGATGATGAGCTTCAGACCTTGAACAGCGATCTTCAGGCCACGTTCGTCGGTGAACGCAGCGATGTCGATCAATGCCTGCTCAAGCGACGTTTCTGACAGATCAGCAGGAACGGTAAGCTCGTTCTTGAGGTCCGGTCCGCCCAGGGTTGGGTGATCCAGAGCACACAAGGGCTTGCCGTCGCCACCGATCGAGGTGTCAAAAGCGCCGTTGAGGATTGCAGCAGCTTTAATCTGCTTGGTCTGAGCCATCGAGCGGGCCAGCGACTTGGTGTAGCGAGCAGCCAAGCGGTCGTAGAGGTTGTCCTCGACGGCCTCTTCGGTCAGCGCGAACGCCAAAGCGATGGTCTCGTGGGTGTAGCGTGCGGTGTAGACCTCTTGCGCGTTGTCGTATGCGACGCCTGCGCCTTCGTTCTTCACCGGAGCCTCACCAAAGCCCGATTCCATCACCTCTTCTTCAAACGCACGGTCTGAAGATTCGATGCTATAGATTTGGGTGTGCTCGTTCTCGTAGTTTTTATACTCGAGACCGAACAGAGCGTTGAGACCGGGCTCAAGCTCTTTCACCAGTTGTGCGCGTGAAATTGCCATGATTAAGCTCCTTGCCCAGCAACACCAGCACTGCCGTACAGGTGCTCATTGATCTTTACAACGACCACTGCGTTAGTCCCAAACTCGTTGCCTGGAACATCCCACAAACCAACAATCTTAAGGTTCAGGGCTGCGGTCTTTGCGATCGTGGACGAGTCGAGTTCCATGGTGGAAACACCTGTGGTGGTGCTGCCGCCAGTGCCAACAACGTCTGCGTTTTTGCCGATGTCAGTCTGTGCAACCGACTCATCAACCTGGACGATGAACAACTGGTTGGGATCGTCAAGCACGTCAGCAGTGATTTCTCCCTGCGTGATGTTGACCGAACCGGGGTAGTAGTTCTTCCAGGTGGGCTTGCCGGTGGTGGGATCAATGTAGTTACAACCATTGAACACGCCAACTGCTGCCGTATGGGTTGCGGGTGCAAACTTGACGAGATAACCGTCATAAACGGTCACTAGGTCGCCTTGGTAAATCGCGCCAGACTGGTTGTCTGCGATCAGGTAGCCATACTGCTTCTGAGCACCTGTTGCGGACAAGTTGCCGATGGGGCGAAGACCAAAGGGCTTATCTACGTTAGCCATTTGTCTATCCTTGCATAGGTTTAAGTTTCAGCCGACTCGCGGCTGCCAAAAGTGGTACGAGAGCGACGCTCAGGAGTACCGATTCGCATCGTGTCATGAGCATTGGCCTTCAACATTTCATTGTCGACGGCACGTTGTTGATCTCGGGCCCGTTCTCGGTAATACGCAGTTCGCTCACTGGCCGTCTCTACAGGGATTCTCGCGAGCAACAAACTTCCGACACCAATGGTGCCAGCGTGTTTGCCGTCGTCCATCGACGAGGCATGATAGTCCGGGTACTCGTCAGCACGAACCAGTTCATACCCCTCGCGGAGCTTGGCTGCAACGTTGCTTCGATCATCGAACCCATTAGCTTCACGTCGAATCCAGCGATGTTGGAATCCTTCGGGAGCGGGTGGAGCATCCAGTTTGGAAGGAGGTGCCCAGGGACGGCGACGCGTGGACTTCTCGCGCGTTTGTGACGCACGGGTTTCACGTTTCAATTTAGGCACCATCGGTGCGCTATCGTTGGTCTGCATTTCATCCATGATTAATCCTTCACGTACTTGGCATATTCCTCAAGCGGAACGCCCAGTTTTTTGGCAATGGCAACTTGACTTGGTGTCAGCTTGACCACGCGGCGTGCTGATGTGTTAACCCCGGACGACCGGGCAGCAGGCGCAACCGTTTGCACGGGTCGGTTGGCTCTGGGCGGATTCATGTTATCAGAGCTATTCTGATTTGTGAATCGATGTGGAAAAGATTCCTGCATACGACGATCTAATTCGTTGTAGTACTGGTTATTACGTGGCGAAACGCCCTCAGCAATCAAATCCAAGTGAATCGCGCGCGCCGCAGCCGTCATAACCTTGTCTGCGCCAAACCACTCATTGCGCTCGGCCCATTCTTCAGCTCGTGGATCAATAGCCGCTTGCTGCTGCACCGCTTGTTGCTGCTGGGCAAGACGCTGAGCCTGCTGCTCCCAGGCCTGCTGCTGAGCAAGCTGCTGCTGTTCGTAGGCTTGACGATGCTCTTCGGCAGAGGCCAGTCGCTCCTGCTCTACCGTGATGGAAGTCAAACGCTGGGTGGCTTCGGTCTCAGTATCAATGTCGCCTTCTTCACGCGCTTTCTTAATAATCTGCTTAAGCGCCATGACCTGCGTTTCGATACGACCCTTGGCCTCGCCAATACGCGCACCATCGGTTTGAACAA